AGCTAATCCTAAAACATTATTTTGTACGCTAGCTCCAATTCCAAGTTTACATATATCACTATTATTATTCATGATAGTCGGAGCATTTGCTGTAGGGGGTGTTGAATTGGTTACAACCGTGCTCGACACGGTATTGGTTTCAGCTTTTATATCAGTTATTGTAGCTACTAATGTAAAGAAAAAAAGAATTGTTAGGAGTAGTTTCATCTAACACTTCCATCTTTTTCTTGCTTGTCGTAATCTTGAATTTGGATCTTTTGCTGCTTTGGGAAATTGTTTCATTTGACCAGCAGATCTAGCACAGTAAGATTTTCTACGTTTTGCAGCTTTACTACCTTTCTTTACTTTACCTGTGACTGCTGTTTTTAATTTAGAACCGGGGTTATCTGCTCTATACTTTTTAACACCCGCTTTTGTCATTCCCGCCCCACTTTTTGTGGAGCGGAAATATTTTTTAGTTTTAGGTGGTTGTTTGTCTGCCATTATCCTGTGTAGAAAACATTTACCGTACAGTTTACTGTCGTTACGTTTAAGTTTGACTTAAACACAACACCTTGTTCAGCGATGTTCATTGCAACATCTGATGTACTAGCTACGACAGCTACATTAAACTTGGCAGCACCGCCATCATTAAAAGTTACAGAGCCAGCACTTGCCCCCGGACCTATGATAAATCCTTTTAAACGAGAACGTTGAGAATTTATCGTAGTGGTAGCGTTAGCTGCCGCACCTTTAACTAATATGTCAGTATCGAAGGCCATTGTTTACTCCTTACGCAGGTATATCACCAGCAAGTGCTACTGAATTATTTTGTAAATACTTCACAGTCACTGTTGCAGCACCTGTTGTTGAATCACCATTAGCTCCTGTAAAATCAGCTAAAACCTGAATATCGGTTGCGCCAACGTTGGAAGCTTCTGTGTCAAGAGTACCATAAGTAGTACCTAATGCCTTAACATTTACAGCATCAAGAAAAGCATTGGCATCAGCTACTGTTCCTACTGAAATAGTTGCAGCACCGCCATCATTATTTACTGTTGTTACATTCAATACCACATCAGTGATTTGTGAGTTTGCAGGAATTGTTGCTATAACTTGATTTAAGTGAGAAGCACCAATAATATCAGCAAGTGCTGATTGTCCCATTACAACAAAACCTGTGTTCTTGACATCTGAGCCAATAGTAATTCCTGTTGTATCTTTAATCGTTCCAGCTTTTACTGGACCCGAAAACGTAGTTGTTCCCATGTCTATCTCCTTTTGTTAATAGTCCCCGAAGGGTCATGAGGTTAATAAAGTTTTATTTTGACATAAAAAAAGGGCGGATACAACCGCCCTTTTCTGAAAGGATTGTTTATGAAAAAACAAACGTTCCGATTAGGAACCTTGTGAACCGTATACACAACGTGGATCTGAGAAACCGAAAGAATATCTCTCTCTAGCCTTGTATCTCACGTTACCTGTGTCGAAATCACCTTCCATAGCTGTTGCTAATGGAGTTCTTACGAAATGTTTGAATCCGTTAGGTGCGTCGGTCATTATGAAGTATGCATCAGTATCTGTTAGATAGTGATTTACTCTATAACCATCAGGCAACATTGACATATTCACTAATGCGTTGATGTCGTTGTCTGCTGTACCTGTTCTCAATGTTGAGTTAAGGATTCTATCCGCTACGAACATTAGTTGAGGTGGGACAATCATTTTTCTTGCTTGTACAGCAATTTTAAGTCCTCTCTCATCGATAAATTGAGAAATGTCAATCATCGCTTGCTCGAGTGATGTTTCGTTAAGGTCGGCATCGGTTGCATTTCTGTTTGTAAAGTTACCACCGCCCACTGTTGGGTGTGCTGTACTTACAAGTGAAACGCCGTCACCACCTGCAGAAGCTCCTGCTGTAAACGCATTATTTAATACGTTTGCTGCTTTGATCTGCTTAGTGTGTGCCATTGATCTTGCCAATGCTTTTGTGTAACGAGCTGATAATCTGTCATAAAGATTATCTTCCACAGCTTCTTCAGTGATAGAGAATGCTAAAGCAACGGTTTCGTGTGAATAACGTGCTGTGTAAGCTTCGTTCGCAGAGTCAAATGTTACTGCTGCGCCTTCTTGCTTCACAGGAGCGTTACCAAAACCTGTTAACATTACTTCTTCTTCAAAAGCTCTGTCTGATGATTCTTGATTAAAGATTTCAGTGTGTTCGTTTTCGTACTTCTGATATTCCAAGCCAAACAGTGCGTTTAGACCCGGCTCCAACTCTTTAACGAGTTGACTTCTAGATATAGCCATTATTTATCTCCTTATACGCCTGCTGAATTCGGTGCGTAGAAGTGATCGTTGATCTTGATGATTAAGTTTGCGTGATCGCTAGTTAAATCTTCATTATCAGGATCAGTGTCAACACCAACTACTCTTAACATTAAATCTGATGTGTTAAGTGTTGATGAGTCTAATTCACCACTTGATATACCGTTTACTGTGCTTCCGTTTCCGTTTCCGACAACGTCTGCGTTCATTCCAATTGAAGTCTGACCAGAAGCACCATCAGCCTGAATCAAAAATAATTGATTCGGGTCATCGTACACTCTGATTTTAATGTCAGCGGAACCTTGAGTTGCGGTTGTTGTTGGAAAATAGTTAGAAAATGTCGGTTTGCCATCTGCTGCAGTATATTCTATACCACCAGCAACACCCAAAATTTGTGTGTCACTGTCGCCAGCCACGACGACATATCCGTCAGATCCAAGTTTCACAACTGCACCCTCAAAAATATTCCCTGAGTTATTACCTGACTTCACAGCGTATGTGGTAAAACCACATGAGTTATAGTTTCCGCCTAGCTTTGCTAGTGGGCGTAAACCAAAGGCTGCGTCTGTATTTGCCATTGTATATACCTCCTAAGTATATTTTTAGTTAATTAATCTTCGTTAGGCTTAGGGCCTCCGAAGCTTACTCTACTTTGCCTTTCCTTATGGATTGGCATGTTGGGGTGCTCGTCTTTCATTAAGTCGTTATCAACACTCTGCATTTGACCTTCCGTCTGAGATTTGAAGTAACTATCGCGTTGCTCTTTGATCTCAATCGGACATCGCATAAGAACCAGTCCCCCGATTCCAATGACGCCTTTAAACTTGCCGTCTGCTACTGCAGGTATATCGAGACGGTCGCCGTATGTTTCTGCGTTAACAAATTCATACCCTTGTCTCAACCTACCGTTGACATTCTTATCGTCAGGTATTCCACGATATTCGTATCTTACCCATCGATGATGCCAGCCTTCGTCAGGTTGTGGCGCTTCGAGTGATGAAGGTGGTACCCATGCTTTTGGTCGAGCGTCAGTTTCACGGGTTTCCAACTTGCGTGAAGTTTTATTAAGTTTAGTTTCATTTTCCATATTATTACGCCTCCTTCACGTATCTAGCGTACTCTTCTAACGGCACACCTAGCCTTTTGGCTATTGCTACCTGTGAAGGTGTGAGCCTCACAGATCTGCGTCCATCTTTATTTACGCGCTTTGCAGAAGCAACCGTTTGGACGGGTTTCGATTGCTTTCCGACATTTGCCTCACCGGAAAATTTGTGAGGAAACTCTTTTCTCATTCGAGAATTGATTGCATTATAGTATTCATCTGACTGTGCGTCAAACCCTTCTTCTTCAATAAGTTTCTTATGAATTCCAAAGGCAGCATACGTCATGGCTTCATCTTGACCAAACCATGAGTTATCTCGTGCCCACTTTTCCGCTTTTGGGTCGGGTTGAGTAGGTTGTTGAGGTTGTGGTTGCTGTACCTGTTGAGCTTGAGGAGTCACTTCTGCTTGTAAAGTTTTCTCTTCTTCCAACTTTTTAGTCGCTTTTAGGCGTTCATTATCAAGTGTTAATTGAGAAAGTTGTTCCTGTGCTTTAACAATAGCATCAGCATCTCTTGCCTGTATTGCTCTTTTTAGATTGTCTTTAACAACTTCGGTTTGAGTTGTCACTCTAGATTCAAACTCGCTTAGGTATCCTTTATCAAGTTGAGAGTATTTAGATTGGCTTTCATCATACTGTTTTTTTAAACCTTCAGCATACTTTAAAGCTTCCTCTCTTTGTCTCTCTGCTTCTCGATATTTCTTTGTAAGTCGAGCTATTCTCTTTTGAACAGAATCACTATAATCATCTAAACTGTCTTCTGTTTTTTGTTCTTCTGAACTTGTTTCACGTGAAACCTCTTCATTTGTTTGTTCAACGTTAACTTGTTCCTTTACTTCACCGTGATCTTTTGTTTCTTTTTCGTTTTTAGATTCTTGTTCGTCTAAAACAATTTCTACTTCATCACCGGAAGTATCTAGATCTACCATTTTGGATTTATCTTCAGCCATGGTTTACTCCTTGTCCTTTTCTAGTCTTATGTTAGATGGAAGAATACTTAAAGGATCATCTACTTGTGCAATGACTTCATCATCATTTACAATTCGTAGTTCCCCACCATCAATGTACAAACGAGATCCTGCATATTTGGTAATAACTACCCAGTCTCCTTCTTTGCACCAAGGGCCATCAGGGAAACGATCTTTGTCATTATAAGCTGAAGGTCCTACCTTCAAAACTTTACAAACGTTTCCTGCGATTTGTGCCATGGAAATTGTGTCATCGGTTAGATAAACACCACCTTTAGTTTTTTCTTCTAATTTGACTGGTAACAATAAAAGTCTCCAGCCCGTCGGATTTGGCAGCCTTTCAGCTTCAGATTTTTCCTTCTGCTTTTCTACCTTTTCTTTTAAGTGCTTAGGCACTATCAGTTTCGTCATCTATTAGCTCCTGTTTTTTTAGCAGGTCCGAGAGTTCCTGTAAAATGTTAGTATATGCTAAATACTCACCAACAAGTTTTTTGTACTCGTCGTAAGATTTTGCATTACCATTACTAATAGCAGATGAAATGTCACTTTGTCTAGTCTTAATTGTTTTTTTTAAATGGTCTGTAAATTTAATTATGTCCACGTTTATAAGCTGGCCATGTGATCGCTTAGTCTTTTTGCACGATTAGGGGTTTGTTTTGCCCACCTCGAATCAAGCATTTCGGTTGCACTATCTGAATAAGAGCCTTGTTCTAAATGTTTTAAAGCGTTCTTAAATTTACGAACTCCTGCTTCACCCATTTGATAAACCATATGAATAATGATCGCTTTGGCTTCATCTTTGATATCCCAACCACCACATATGTTCATGCCGCCTTCACAAGCACGAGAAAAATCTTTTTCAAATAATTCTTCCCAACCTTCTTTGGTTGTTGGAATTACCTCACCGTCTATTATTTTATGACCGTAGCCACCAGTGGGGTAACCCTCGGTATCGATATAAACTTCTAATTTATATCCTTCTTCTTTTTTAATCTCTTCTTTTAAGTGTTCTAAATTCATGATCCTATTCCCCAGTGTTTTGCGTGTTCGTCTATTTTTTCTTTTTTGCGTAAGTTGAAACCATTTTTGGCTTTGGACCAGTATTTCCAGCGGCACGCTTCCTGCGCACGGCGGATGTTTTTTGAGATTTGTTCATAGATCGCGCTTTTGCGATAGGAACGCACTTCGGATACTTCCTCTTTGAACTCTTCGATGATTTTCTTCCACATGGTTGATACTTTCCGTCTTTTTTAGGTGCTCCTATGTCTACCCATTTTTCTTTAACCCAAGCTCGTAGACCTTTTTTTGCCATTATGCACGCTTAGTGACTTTTCTTCTATTGGACATAATGCCGCCGCACCCTTTAGCAACACCACCTTGACTATAGTTAGAAACTTTTTTTCTGTCTTGAGAAGTTTTGTTAATCATTCCGCCACTGGCTTTTTTCTTAGGTTTCTTTTTACCGCCGGGTTTTACTTTCCCCGAACAAACGGCAGAGGCATACATATTTGCATACGCACTAGGATATACATCAAATTTACGTTTAGCAGCAGCTTTTCCTTTTGCACAAAGTTTTCCCATTACTTTTTCTTCTTTACCTTTTTCTTAGTCTTCTTTTTGATGACACCACGTGCCATTAAAATATCTTTTTTGGTGATCTTACCATCACCACTCATGTCTGGAAATTTTTTCTTTTTCATCCTTGGCCCCTATTTTTTTTAAAGCTGCGTCGCTTGTGTTTATTCATAGTAGATGTACTTATTCTACCACGACCTATTGTAGTCTTTTTAACTACATGATCAATAGTGCTATTAACTTTTTGTTTTTTCATGTTCACATACCGCACACTCGCACATGCACGTAGTTCCACAATGACATAAACAATCGCACTTTATACACTTTGTCATTTTTTGAATTTCTTTATTGCGATGTCGGAAATCTTGAGACCGAACGAACTAGCTATGGAAGCCATTAAGGCCCAGATATACCACTCAGGAAGATTGTTCAAAGTAGAAAAACCTTCTTGAAGTTTCTCTATCCACTCTGGTTTGCCAAAGAATATAGCACCAAATACGATTAAAAGAGGGAGTGAAAGGATGACCGTGAACCATTCATCACGCCAAGAATTCTGCATATTCTTTTGTGAAGCGATAGCGAAATCAATTTCGCCTTGAGCCATCTTTCTAATGTGAGTTTGCTCCGCTTCCGCCATAAGCTTTTTAGTTTCAGTACGAGTCTTGATAACATCGACTGCTCCTTTAGCTACGGTGCCGAGCAAACTCCAAATCATGTGTGATTAAATATATTGAGCAGCTATCCAACCGATCGCTAGACCGATTACAAGCCATTTTTTCTTTGGATGTTTATCCCAAAGATCCTTAATCCATTTTTTCATTAGAATACCCCCTTGAATGGTTTCTTTTTTACCTGAACTGCTTTTTGTCCCTGAGTATTGGACTTTGCAGGGTCAGCCGGCTTTGTTTTTAAAGGAACATTACCGTCTGGTGTTAACTTCATTGGTGTGGACTGTGTTAGTTTCATGGCGGTTAGTGTATTGTATAATTTCCATTAATCAAGCTATAATCTGGAAATTTCGCAAGCCTTTCAATCGCTTTTTTTGTGTCTCTGTGCCCTAATTGACTGGTCATAACACGTTTTCCTACACCTAACAAAGCGCTAGAAATAGTAATACTGTCATATCCTTGCATCACCATCAAAGAAACTATTCTTTCAACATCTTGAATAACCATTTCGATAAGTTCTTCATCTACGGCTTGGTTATTTTCGTTTTTTGGATTTTTTTCGTTTTTTGACATTGCGTTTACCAGCCTCATTGAGAGCTATTGCGATTGCTTGCTTCTGAGGGCGACCTTCCTTCTTTAATTTCTTTATATTACCACTAATTGTCTTCTGACTACTACCTTTTTTTAGTGGCATTTTTGGTCGCATCCTTTTTTCTCTTAGTAATGTGGCCACCTTTACTTGCGTATCGAGGAACTGCGGTACCACCCTTTAATACTTGGGCTATTTCAGCACGAATTTGATTAGCATCAACGCCTTTTTTCTTCGATAGTAGCTTCATGATTGCTTTTCTCTGCTCAGCAGTGAGTTTTTTAGGCATTCGGGCCACGGTTTGCTCCTCTCGCTTTTGCCATAGTGGTCTGTGCTCTTAAATCTGCAATATCTTGCTGTGTTTGAACACGTTTATCAGTCTGTTCTTCTTGAGATTTGATTCTTTCACGATCAATTTCAAACTTTTCCTCTTGTTCTTTCTGTCTCAACTGTTGATCATTGAGCTTTAAGAGTAAATCTTGTTGTTTTAGGTCAATTAGTGGATCTGTGTCACCTGTTTTCTCTAAATATTCTTGCTCTTCAGCGACTGCGTCGTTTGTCATTGATGCAATTACTTCTGAAATCTCTTTTTCGTTCTGTGCTTGGAACTGTTGTAGTAGTTCTGGTGGTATTTGACCGCCAAATTGTTGTGCTTGCTCTTGGATAGCAGGAGCATTTTTCGCTTCTACTTGTTCTCTTGCCATTAATGCCATGTGCTCTGACACGTGTGCTTGTAATGCTGTTAACACAGGTAAGTTATTTTTAATCAAAAAGGAACTCATGAAAGCTCTATGTGCATCAATGTGTGCCTGATGATTCTGCCCCGGGAATACCTGCATTGGTTGACCTGTTAAGCTCGCCGCATTTTCTATACCCGGATCTTTAGGGGTGGGCTCCTGTGGTGGGGGTAGTATTAATTCAATATTTTGCACACCCAACGCTTCATACATTCTTCTGTATGCTTCATATAAATTATGAATTTGTGGATTAGATTGTGCTAATTGTAATTCTGTTTGTGCCAACGTAATACGTTGTGCCATCGAAAAGATGTTAGGATCTGATACAGGAATGACATCAACTCTATCGTCGAAGTCTTGCATCTTAATCATACGATTACCGCCAGCTACATTGTACGGATATTCTGGTGGTAGATACTCTGCAAATACTCTTGCTAGTATTTTAAACTCTTTTTTCTGTGCGTGATGTAAT